GACCAGCTTGTTTAATTGCATTATATACCGTAGTACGGTCCCCTTGAATAGCCTGTTTCATATACAGCACTAAAAGCTTCTCTATGCTGCTTTTATATTCTATCGTTTGCTCCCGCAAAACAGGATGTGCTGTCGCGGAAACCTCCACCATTTTGTTTATGCAACGGTTAGCCACCTCTTCAGGAGTAGACCCCCTGTTGTTGGTTGTATGAACATCAACTTTGAAATCACTTCCCATAGACGCCTGTACGGACATATTCATTGCTTCTCCCTCACCACCTGACCAACGCGGTAGTTCTGTGTTGTTTCTTTTGCCTCTCCCAACAACTTCAAGCCAACCAACGACTCTTGAAACCGTTTATCATACATTCCCATAACATCTTGCTCCCCCTTCATAAAGATATATGCCTCAATCAATGAGCCATACAAAAGAGTTAAGTCAGCATTTTCGCTCAACCATGTTGTGCCACTATCCGAGCCAGCGGTGATACTCGCAGGACGGTAAAGATAATGAAGCTCTGCAGTAAAAGAAGCGTTTGGAGTGGGAGACAAGATAAAGTTGCTTACATCAAACGAAGCATAATACTTTGGCAGGCCCGTAACTGTTGAGTCTGGGTTGTACGTCTGTATAAAACTAACATCTTTAAATTCTACAAACACCTCTTCAGAACTACTGGTATAGCTCAAGGAATACGGCGCTAAAAAGTCAGTAGGCATTCTAAGATATTTATTACCTTGCGACATGGTTCCTGAAGCATTTCTTCTAAACAAATTTAATTGAATTGATTTTAAAATGCGCTCTTCTGCAGATCGTATAAAAACAGGAAGGTTAGTCACAAAAGAGGTTTCTGTGTTCTCCGTGTAATCTTGGATGGCCTGCTTTAAGGTTGCGTATGTATAGCTCATTTGTTCACCTATAGCGTCACACTATTGTTATGTTTCCGACCATACTGCTGTGGTTGGTGCATTGATACACTAAAGAAGTGTCCGAAGGTTCATGCGGAACAATAAACTGTGTAAGCCCCGACGTTGAGTTGTAGTTGTCAGTGACCCCCGTTGTAAAAGCAGAACCCCCATTTGAAGTTCTTATCTGCAAAGGATGACTGCCTACATTAGCCGTATTGTCTAAAAGATAAGT